TATCATAAAGTTATTAATCTTGGTGGCTTAGAATATTTTCTTGCTGATGTATTTAATTTAGAATTACCTCAGTGTGAACATCGCCATCAAGAGAGATGGAGAAGCTATAGGATTAAAAAATGTTCCCGTAATGGATAAAATTGATAAGTAGTTATACAACTAATTATCAGTTGACATTATAAAATATAAATTATATAACATTAATAATAACAACATAAATGGAGAATGCTATGCCTTTAGATGGTATATTAGAAGTAAAAGAAAGTTTAATTAAAGTACAAGACAACTTAGACTTTAAGGTTTCATTTGAGCCTACAAAGTTTAACAAGAAGAAGTATGTTATTAACGAAAACACTGGTGAGTATATTGGTGTCGTAGGTAATAGTTTTAACTGTGCATCACATCCTACTTTCTTTCATGGAGTAAGTGAAGTTATACAAGACAACCGAACTGCTGAAGAATTAGATGGTGCTATTGTTAAATGTTTTTCCTCACGTAACAATGCTTGGGGTATGGTTGATATTACATTACCTAATGTAAGGTCACTAATCACGACAGACAAACATGAGACAAGTTTGCATGAGAGAATTATTGGATTACATGCTGTAGATGGTTCATGTTCTAACCAAGTATTCTTTGGACAAATAGATAGCTTTTGTACAAATGGTCAAGTCGGTGGTGAACATGACAAGATACGTAAGAAGAATACATCTAACTTCTGCATGGATAGGTTCATTCAAGAACTTAAAGATGCTAGACAGAACTTCTATGCACAGTCAGCTAACTTACAAAGGTGGGCAGAAACACCAATGCCAATCTTAGTTAGGGTGCAAGACTTACTCAAAGAGATTATCCCTTCTGATAGAAAAGCTGAGAAGATGGCTAGTCTTTATGCACAAGAAGTTTCTGTAAGAGGTGCAAATGTATTTAGTTTGTACAGTGCATTTACTAACTACTCAAGCTATGCTGATGAAAGAAATGGTTTCATACTAAGAGATACTGGTAATGATACTAAAGCTGAATCAATGTGGCAGAGGGAACACGAAGTATCTAAGTGGCTGTCTCACCCTAAGTTCAAAGCATTGGTTGCAGCCTAATGAGAAGAAGACCTAAACGTATACATAAAGATGAAGCTATATTATTGAAGCTACCTCTTAGAAAAGGAGACACGAGAGATGATGGGTTTCGCTTTATGTACTATACAAAACTAGAGGGATATCCAATAAGAGAAGTATGGATGTCTCCTAGTTCTTGGGAGAATAGAAAAAAACAAAGACGGAAACTAGCAGAAAAAGTAAGGAATAAGAAAAAGGCATTTATAAAAAGAGTTAAATTATATTATGGGTGTATACTTTGTGGCTATAAGAAACATCCAGATGCCCTACACTTTGACCACATAAATATACATAATAAGTTAAAGGATATAAGTGCTATGGTTTCATTTAGTAAAGAGAAAATAAAATTAGAGATGAAGAAATGCAGAATATTATGTGCTAATTGTCATGCAGCACATACTGCCAATCAAAGAGAAGAAGGAGTGTTTAATGAAAAAGACTAAATTCCCACGATATTTACAGGAGCAAAGATATGGAAACGGTATGGCTTTTTACAGGTATAATCCATCTGCTAGATATATTGATGCGGGTATTGTCACACGTACTAACTTAGGTTCTGATTTGTCAATAGCAAAAAAGCAAGCAAATGAATTTAATAAATTGATTGATGCATTTTTGCAACAGCAATCTGAAATTGTGTCTGTACAAAACAATCCTACTGTACAAGGCTTGGCTGATGAATATTTATTATCTAGTGATTTCAATATGTTAGCTGATAAATCTAAACAAGATTATCAATACTTTCTCAAGAACATGTTAGAGACACAAGTAGATGGTAAACCTTTGTCAAGAACTTATTTAAAAAATATGACTGGTGCAAAAGCTAAAAAAGCTTATGAAGTGTGGCTAAATCGTGGCATTTCTATGGCTAATCATATATGTTCTGTGTCAAGGAAAATTTATTCTTATGGAATGGAGATGGGTTACGTTCAAGGTAACCCTTTCTCTACCTTCAAAAGAAAAACAAGTAAGTCTAGAAAAACTCTTTGGACAAGGGAACAGGTCAAACAATTCTTGGATTATGCCTACTCAAATTTTAAGACACGTAACTTAGGATTGATTGNGCATATGGCATATGAGTGGTGTCAAAGAATTGGAGATATGCGATTATTAAAGTTTGATTGTATTGATTTTAATAAGGGCATTTTACATTTAGAGCAGTCTAAACGTAGAGCCACAGTTCACTTACCTATTAGTGAAGAATTACTTGAAATGTTAAAACAGCAGAAAGAGGACTACGGATTCCAAGAATATGTCGCACCCATGCCAAAGGCTATTAGAGGGGCATACAAGCCATATAGCTTACATGGGGTGTCTAAGGTAGGAAGAAGTGCTTTGACCTCTGCAGGACTGCCTAATGAGCTACGATTGGCAGATTTACGTAGAACAGGTACAACTGAAATGGTTGAGGCTGGTGTATCTATGGGTCAAATAATGTCTGTTACAGGACATTCAAATCCTAATAGTGTGATGCCTTACATGAAAAATACTTACCTAAGTGCAAAAAAAGCATTGACAATACGTGAATCTGTTGATATAAGCACAAGGCAAGTGCCGAACAGCTAATATTATATATACATATAAGTGATACATATAAATGGATATATACAGTTATATAAATGATTTACATTTAAGTGTAGGAGAATCTAAAAGATTAGATTGTCCTAACTGTAATAGTAAAAATACATTTACAGTGACTAATAATATGGGTGCAGTAATGTGGAACTGTTACAAGATATCTTGTAGTTTATCAGGAAGTTCTCGTGTTACACTCACTGTAGATGATATTCGCACTGCAATGAATAAGCAGAGGGAACAAGAAGACGATACAGACTTTGAGTTTCCTGAACATGTTGTACCACATGGTAATCGTAAGGCAATTACTGAGTGGTGTGATAAATGGTCATTATCTGCTGACAAACTAAACTTGTACTATGATGTCAAGGAGAACAGAGCAGTGTTTCCTATCGTACACAATAATAAAATTATTGATGGTGCGGGTCGTTCATTAGGTAAAATGATACCTAAATGGAAACGATACGGAAAAAACAACTTGCCTTATTCTCAAGGACATGGTACAACTGCTGTTGTTGTTGAGGATTGTGTGAGTGCAGCTGTGGTTGCAAGCACAAAAATTGTTGGGGTTGCTGTGCTAGGAACATCTTTATCTGAATCACATAAGCAATACTTGTCACAGTTCTCAACAGCAATTATTGCCCTAGACCCCGACGCACTAGAGAAGATAATGCAGTTTGCTAAAGAGTTACGCAACTACGTTAAACAAGTAAAAGTACTAAGACTGAAAGATGATTTGAAATATAGAAGAGAAGAAGACTTAAACAATTTATATTTCCTAACCCCAAAGGAGTAAAATATGGAACTATCATTAATACGAAGCCTAATGGACAAAACATTCTATGATGAGCATAGAGGTGCAAAATGTCCAGACCGATTATTCAGTAAAGATGTAAGGAAGATTAAGCAAGCATTAGATAATGCTATGTCTACTTACGAAAGAACAGTAACACCTGATGAGATTGAAGCACTGTTTGTGTCAAGTAATCCATCAATGACTACTGCACAAAAGCAAGCAATCAAATTAAACGAGAACAACCTATGGGAGAAGACGTTGCACAAGAAGTTTTATCTAAATTGTTTCAACAAGTTGTGGGTGAAGACATTGCTAATCTTGGTTTTGATTATGTCAATGGTGCTCAATCTACACTTGAACCTCTTCGTAATATTTTGGAGCAGTATGGTGATGATTTTACTCCTAATCTAAATATACAGTGGGAAGATATAAGCATTGATGCTTTGCTATCCAAGAATGATTTAGAAGCTAAATGGAATTTTAGTATACCTAGTCTAACGAGGGTTGTAGAGGGTGTAAATGCAGGTCATCTAATTGAAGTAGGTGCTAGACCAAATACAGGTAAGACATCTTTTCATGCTTCTCTGATTGCATCCCCGGGTGGCTTTGCACATCAAGGTGCTAGATGTATTATCCTTTGTAATGAGGAAGGTCCACATAGAGTTGGAGCTAGATATCTAACGGCTGCGACAGGCATGACAATGCATCAAGTCAAAGATAATCCACAAAAAGCACATGAGTTATATAATCCTGTACGTAAGCACATAGAGATTAAAGATGCATCTAATCGTGACATGGCATGGGTAGAGAGTGTATGTAAATCATATAAGCCTGATATTGTTGTCTTAGATATGGGTGATAAGTTTGCTAGAACTGGTGGCTTTGCAAGACCTGATGAAGCATTAAAAGCTAATGCAATTTATGCAAGACAGATAGCGAAGTCACATAACTGTGCTATGTTTTATATGTCTCAATTATCTGCTGATGCAGAAGGTAAAGTTATTCTTAATCAATCAATGATGGAAGGTTCACGTACAGGTAAAGCTGCAGAAGCTGACCTCATGGTGTTGATTGCGAAGAACCCACCAATAGAAGGACAAGATGAAGAAGGTCCACAGAGACATTTAAATGTTGTTAAAAATAAGTTGACAGGTTGGCATGGAAGTATTACATGTGAACTTGACTACAGAACAGCTAGGTATACAGCATGAGTACAGACAAAAAAATGAATGTATATACTAAAGAAGATATACCTAACCTTGAGTTTTGTATGGAAGAAGAAAAAAAATTAGCTGACTTGTGTGCTAAAAATAATTATCATAAAGACTATTATAGTAATAGCCATCGTAGAAAAGTTAAAAAATTTGAAAAATTAATACAACTTATAAGGCTATGTAATGCAGTAGAGGATTATGATAGAGGTTTAGCTTTAGTAGATGGTAAATTTGTTATTAGCATTACTACAAACACATGGAGAGTTGTTAATAAATCGAAATGGTATAAACACAAAAAAGATTTACAGCACTTTGTAAGTAATTATATATACAAGGATAAGTTAAATGAAGCTAACACTTGACGTAGAAAATACTGTTACTCATAGAGATGGCAAGTTACACCTTGACCCATTTGAGACGAACAACAAGCTTGTTATGGTAGGTTGTCTTACAGATAAAGGCGAAGAGTATCTATTTAGAGATGACTTCACAGGTGTTCAAGAGTTATTGGATGAAGCAACCATACTCATAGGTCATAACATAGTACATGATTTACTATGGTTATGGGAGTGTGGTTTAAAATATGATGGCCCTGTTTTTGATACAATGTTAGGCGAGTATGTTTTACAACGTGGAATAAAAGAACCATTGTCTCTTGAAGCTTGTGCAAATAGATATGATTTAGATACTAAGAAACAAGATACTATGAAAGAGTATTTTAAAAATAAAGTTCCTATTGATGAGATACCTAAGCAAGAATTATCTGATTATTTATCTGCTGACTTAAAGGCTACACAAGAACTGTCAGATGCTATATACAGAAAACTTAACACAGTAGAATATTCAGGACTAATGAATACAGTCTTACTAACAAATCGTGTTGCTATTACTTTGGCTAGAATATATCAAGTAGGATTTACTATTGATGTATCTAAATTAAATGAAGTAAGAGAAGAGTTTGAGAAAGAGAAAGCTGACATTGAAGAAAGATTAAATAGGCAAGTGCATGACCTTATGGGTGATACTCCTATAAATTTAAATAGTCCAGAACAAATGTCTTGGATTATTTATAGTAGAAAACCAAAAGATAAAACAACTTGGATGAATCACTTTGTTCCTTACATGAGTAAAGAAGAGTTAAAATCTAAAATAGAAGAGAATACAGACATAGTATATAAAACTAGAGCACAGAAATGTAGAGAGTGTAATGGAACAGGTACAATACGAAAGGTAAAAAAGGATGGAACTCTTTATGCTAAATTACCCAAATGTAATACTTGTCATAGTCTTGGCTACATTTTTGTTCCTACACAACAGATAGCAGGTCTTAAATTTAATGTGCCTTCAGTTAAATGGATAAGTGCTAATGGGTTTAGTGTCAATAAAAAGATGTTGGAGGTACTGCAACATGTTACCAAAAGAGTAAACTATATCTGCTTATGGATTTCTTTATGATTTACAAAGACTTTCAGCATTGGATACATATCTATCTTCTTTTGTACAAGGCATAAACACATATATGAAACCTGATGGTAAGCTTCATGTACGATTATTACAACACAGAACTTCTACAGGTAGATTTAGTGGTGCAGACCCTAACATGCAGAACATGCCTAGAGGTGGTACGTTTCCTGTAAAGAAAGTGTTTGTATCACGTTGGGAAGGCGGCAAGATACTTGAAGCTGACTTTGCACAGCTAGAGTTTAGAGTCGCTGCTTATTTATCACAAGATGGAGTTGCAATTGAAGAGGTCACTACTGGATTTGATGTTCACTCATATACGTCTAAGGTTATTACAGATGCGGGTCAACAGACTTCTCGCCAAGATGCGAAAGCACACACGTTTGCACCACTCTACGGAGCAACAGGTTTTGGCAGAACAGAAGCGGAAGCTAAATATTATGAACACTTCACACAAAAATACAAAGGAATCAAGTCATGGCATTCCCGATTGGCTTCAGAAGCTATG